AGGTGCGGTAGTCCACGTACCGCACTCTATGCATTCTTGTTTTAAATCATACCAGCCAACTGCTCTGGTTTCTTCATCCCACATAACTGTAACCTTGAACATCTTACATCCGCATATGCATGCGAATGTTGGTGTACCTCTAAGGTCGTTCATCTTTTTCCCAGAAGAACTTGTAGTACTCTACATCTAACGCAAAGCGTTTCATATGCTTGACCAGTGCACCTGTATGTGTATACAAAGGTATACCAGCATGATGCATTAAGCGAAAGAAGTTAATATCTTCTGATACAAACTGCTCACCTACTCCACTCTCATTAAAGAATGGTGTTGTGCCATGCACCTCACGCATACGCGTGATTACATTGCGGTGCATGAGTACAAAGCCAAAGCCTGCTGAACCTACTTGAAGTAATGCATTGGCTGGTAGTGGATGAACATATGAAATCTTATACTCATCTCCCTCAACCCAGTTAAATACAGCAGGGTATGGAGCCATAAGGCTCTTCTCATTCTCCTTTGATATGAAGTATGTACCTGTAATTACAGGTCTGCTGTTCTTATCTGCGGCTGACCATACCTTTTGCAGTGCATCTTCTGTTAGAACTATGTCGCTATCTACCCATAGTATCCAGTCAAAGTCTGTCTGGTCATACCAGAACTCCAACGCGTTCTGGCGTTGTCGTCCTATCTGGTTGCCTTGTACACGCATTGCAGATTGGAATGGTAGTTCAGACCTAAGTGCTGAGTAGACCATGCCTTCGGTGAACTTGCCATCAGTAGTGCCGTTATCACACCAGCACATGATGATACTTTCATTCTTCTTCAGGCTCGCTAAGGGGTTCACCTTCGGTGTGCTCATCTGTTGTTGGTTCTTCTTCTTGCGTGGTTGTGTCATGCTCATAGTATGGTTTCCATCCGCCTAAGTGTTTGATTAAAGAGTTGAGTGCACGCTGTACTTTCATACGCGCACCATCAGGTGTGCTATCCATATCCTTAGATAGTGCTGTCCAGTCAGGTGAGTCTACGCTAAAGCGTAGCCTTAGAATGTTCTGCTTGTTCTCTGACAATCTATTGAAGGCATATGCAATGTCTGAGCGTAGTGATAGCCAGTTGTTTCCATCTGATGCTATACCACTACCGAACTTAGCATTCAAGTCCTGTATCTTTGTAGGGATTTCATATGTCTCCCCTATGATAGATGGTAAGAAGGCTTCGATAACAGATGCATCGTAGTAGTACAGGTCTGATACATCATAGCCTGTTATCTTAGCCTTAGTGCGCTCACAGAACTTAAGTGCTGCATTACGCAGTGACTTAGCAATTAACTTATCACGGTCTTTCTGCTCTAGTGCTGACCACTCTTTGTACTTACGTGGGTGACCGACAAACCATACCCATAACTCCTGTCCTATATCATCACGCTCTATCATAGAGTAACGCCGTGCGTACTCACTGGATAACTGCTGCACTACATCATTATATTCTTCAATGTATGTCATCACGGAATAACAATTTCTCCATTGACAACAGGTATAGCAAACGGTGTAACCTTACGGCCTTCTTGTACAAGGATACCTAGTCCTTGTTGCCAGTTAGCAGTACCTGCTGTTAGGTAGTGTGCTTGTGACATATCCATCTGGTGTCCTACCTCTAGGCCATAGAGTGTACTTGTCTTGCCATACATGCCAACTGATTCATGTTGCAAGCCTACTCTGTGTGTGTGTCCACACACTACTGACTTGCCTAGTCTTTTAGCAAGACCTAATGCTGTACTGCCAGGTACTGATGAGATACGACCTTCATCACCATGCGCCATAACCCATCCAGGCATGAGTTCTGTCATCTTATGTAGGTATGTAATACCCAACTCATCATAACCTAGTAGTGCTTCTATCTTCATACCGCGTAGTGAATCAAATGCTGGTGCATACTTACGGATATAGTTTTCAATACGGTCAGTATGGTTACTGCGCTGCATATAGAAAGGCTTGCTAGGTCCTAATGCTTTACGGAATGCAGCCATAGTTTCATGTGTCATGTCTATGCCATCCTGTAACGTGCCAGCATATTCACCAGCCATGCCCTTGTTCCAACGGCTAGGCTCTGGTGCATCTAACTCATCACCGACACACCATAGTTCGTCAGGCTTGTACCATTTGACGAACTCTATCGTTGCCTCTACTGCCTTATTATCTTGGTATGGTATCTGAAAGTCTGGTAGTATAACTGCGCGTTTTGATTTCATTCGTTAGGCCATAGTCCTCTAGATACTAGGAGTCCTATGACTCCATAGTTTGCCACGTCTTTGTATGTTTCCTCCGCGGTCTCATGTTTGAGTACTGATTTTGTCTCAACCCAATGAGATAGGCGCGCAAGTTTGTCGTATAGCCGTACCCTAAGCCCGTTGTGCGCACCACCTGGTGCTTCTGCAATGTTCTTAGGGCCATAATCATGATGCTTAGAAAGTAATAGTTCTTTAAGTTCTTCAAATACTGCATGTACATTCTCCTCAAATGTTGGTGCCAATCGTTTATACTCTGTCTTTGGTGTTCGTGGTTCATTGTATTGTATCTTTGATTTAGTATGAGTTTCCTCTACATTCTTAGGGATACCTCTATAACTATCTCCTGCGTATGCGTCCATTTATTCTCCATCCAATATCTCTTGTAAGTGTTTGTCGAAGTTAGTCATTGCTTCACGCACTGAGAACTCTTCCCAGATTGCATCTGCCTTACCGTACCTAGAGGCTACCATCATAGCACCTAATGCGGTGACACACATCTTAGCATCCTCTTTGTCATCGGCTACGATTGCAGTAAAGATATCTTCCAGCGCGCCGAGTATGTTCAACATCTTAGTATCAGATATTGGTATACCAATGGAGAAGTCTAAGTGTTTGACATGTTCCCAAAAGGAATCATCAAGCGGTAATGATTGTTCTGATTCGCTCATCTATCCAGTTACTCCCTTGGTTAATCATCATGCTGTTGACGTCTTCGCCGTCTGGCATGCTGATGATGTTGACATTACCTAACTCTCTAGCAATCTTCTTACCGAACTCTAGTCCTGCTGCATCTCCGTCTGCTAGTACGATGACTGTTTCAAAGTCATCTAGTATCTTAACATAGTGGGGCTTCCAGTTGTTAGCCCCAGGTATACCTACTGTTGGGTGCTCTGTCTTGACTGACATCATGATGCAATCGAACTCACCTTCGGTGATGCATATGTATTTGTCTGCGGCAAAGCATGCTTGTGTATTAAACATAGTAGTCTTAGCACCAACTAATCCCATGTACTTAGGGTCTTCACCATGCATACCACGGAATCTTAAATCAACTACACCTGATGGTGTAATGTATGGGATAGCAAGCCTACCCTTATATGGTTCATGCCCTGGAAGAGGGTCTTCGACCACTCCCAGATGAAAAATGCTGGCCTCTTCTACCGAGAGATGACGGCTTGATAGATACTCTGCTGCTACTTCTATCCTTGCTGCGTACCGTTGTGTTGCCAGTAGTAAGAACTGACGCTGCGAACTTGAGAGCCTCACTGAAATCACCACCTTCTTTGTACATTATTAAGGAATATACATCACCTTTAATGCCACACCCGTGGCATACAAAAGCATTCTTATCGTAGTTAACTGCTGCACTTGCATGTGTATCTACATGGAACGGACACTTCATCTTACGCCATCCACTACCTACTGCTGGTGCATCTGCACCTATGTAGTGAAGGTACTCTTCGATACTAGGTTTGTCCAAGAGCCTTCCTCAACAATTCTACCCATACCTGTACAGGCATAGTTGCATACCATTCGCCCGGGCTTCCCCTACCCTTGCGCTTGTGCACAACTACGCCTGTCCAAGCGTTATCGTTAGTCATTTCGACTATCAACTCTTCTACCCACCCCGCCAAGTCCATCTTGGCGTGGTTCTTTATCTCTATGGTACAACCTGGGATACCAGATATATCTCCCTTGTCTAGCGTAGCGCCAGCCAATCGTCTGTCTACATAGGGAAACCATTGTTTAAGATACTTAACAACATCTCGCTCTGCTCCCGAACCTTTGGCTTTCGCTGCGCTACCCATTATACCATCGTCTCTGTTTGTCTATAGTCTCTAACTATATCTTCAAGATACATAGAGGCTGGGTCAAATGATAGCGACACGTACGTGCTACCACTATGGTCTGCCTTACCGTAACGATTCTTAACAGGGGCTACACACAAGTAGATGTCCTGTCCCTGCATCATCTGTCCCACTGTCAGTACCATTGCTGGTATCTGTGAGACCATACCCTGTAATGCTGAGCGTGATTGACATGGATAACCCAGTGCTCCTTCTTTAGTATGATGTAATACTAATACACATGCATTGGTATCTCTTGCAAGATACTTAAGTTCTTTCATAACTTGTCGCATGCCAGCAAACTCTTCATGTCCATCTATTGCTATATCCATTAAGTTATCTACTACTATAAGTGTGGGGCTTCTACCCCACATAGTTTCGAATGCTGATACTTCATCATCTAAATCTTTAAGCGTAGGGCTAGGTTCAAATGACCAGTACAAGTTAGAGAACTCTCGTAAGAGTTCCTCTGCCTTGGCTGGCTCTGTCTTAAGCATGTGTTCTGCATGTGCTTGACTTATCTTTGCTTTCATTGCAAGCAAACGCATTGCCATAGTGTGTGCATTAGTATCAGCAGAAAAGTATAGTGTCGGTTGTTTTAATCTTGCTGCGATATGTAATGCAATAGATGACTTACCTGCGCCAGGTGTACCTGCAATTACAGTTACCTCTGCACGTCTGAGTATCATGCCTTCTCTTTGGAAAGCCTGGAAGGGAGGGGCGAGTGGTTCGCCTCCCACCTCTGGCTTGCCTATACTACGGCGTAATGTTTTCATCTATGCCTTTGTGTTGTCGGGTTGAAAATTATTCCATTCAGGTTGGTTGGCTTTGATGTATTGAGTGGTGCACTTAGTCATGTCACCTTGCCTAGCAGGGCAGAAGTAGCCCTTGTATGGGCCGAACTTACCTGTTAGTCCATGGATACGAGTCATCGTACCATGAGGACACATGCGTGATGTTGTTGCTGCAACAGGTGCAGCACTGAATGAATCTTGTGGTGGTGTCGTTGTAACATTGCTTGCACCAAATGCTGTAGCAATTGCTGCTAACTGTGGGTTAGGTGGTACTGCTGTGTTAACTGGCTTGACTGCTGCCTCTAACTCATGTACTGCTGATGCTAGTGATGCTAGTGATAGTGCTACTACTTGGTCTAGTTCTTCGCCGTTCTCGGCGCGAACAGTAACGAGACTGCCTGCTGCTGTCTTAACTGTGATGCTGATAGGTGCTTCTGTACTTGCCATCATTCTCCTTGGATAGATGTTACTAGGGATTTCTTTGTATCTCGGAATGCACGAACCTTCATTGCCAGTTCAATGCCTTTCCATCCTTGCTTGATGTCAACGAAGTGTAGAGTACACTTGCCACCGCCTGCTGGCAGATGCACAATGATACCACGTTCTTGGTTAACATCACCCCAACTACTACGGACTGCCGTAGCAGGGTCATACGGCAGGCCGTGCGCATACACGGCTAACTGCATGGCAATCTTATTTGGGTATGAAATACTACCAGTCTTTAGGTCAGAGATAAACAACTCTCCTTTGTACCTGACTATACGGTCAGGTGTGCCTGCAATCTTATACTTATCTAGCACGCAGAACTGTTCGATGAATACATTTTCAAACTGTTTGGTTGCACTGTCATACGCCTGTATGTCTGCAACATAATCTTCTGGTAT